CCTGCACTAGCTGATTCCGCTACACCATGTTTAGCATCTAACCCATAATTTGGATTGTGTCTTCGCTGACCTAATACTTGATGTATTGCTTGAAATTTACTGTTATATGGATACGGTTGTCCATTTGCCATTCTATCTTCTGGACTACGTCTAAATTTTTCTGCTAGGTCGTGAAGTTCTTCATTTGACAGATGTGAAAAAGGTTTAAGCCACTCTTCATATCTTCTTACGTTTGCTTCACCTTCTTTTTTTCCTAAGGTGACGCCGTGTTGGTAACCTTTTTCATAATGATCTGATGAAGGACCATATATAGAACTGGCACGTGGATTTCGATGACCTCGTTTACCATCATTTACGCCATCTTCATAAGGGCCTTCTAACAATTCTTTAATTTTCATTTTTTGATTCCTCTAAACCCATTACCTACTGCACGTTCTCCACCCATAAATTTAGGTAAACTAAACCATAGTTTGAACCATTCTTCAGTTCCAGGTTGTATATTTTGTTCACGTTCGATAATGCGTTTCTCTGTACCAGTTATACTGATGTTACTTCCGCCATAAGGTTGCAAGCCCTTAAATTCATTAATGCCTGCTAACTTCTTAAGACGTGCTAGTTCATCCATTACACACCGTACTTGTTACGTTTTAGTTTAGCTACTGGACTAACTATGTTGTTAGTTGATAATTCTAAACTATCTTTTGTGGTTCTAGCTTTGGTTTTATGCCCCTGACGTTTAATTTCTTTGTCAAATTTAGCATGTTCTTCAGGAGCAAACGGCATAAAAAATGGGTGCTTACCAACGTTGTCAGCGGTAGCAACATTGCGATCACCTGCCGCTAGTCCCATTCCTAATCTGTACACCCCATAGAAATCACTAGGCAAATCTTCTACACTAAATGCGCCTGGCATGGCGGCTTTAGCTTCATCGGATAAGTCTCCTCGAACACTACCGTATTCTGTATTATCCTGATGGCGACTATGAGTATCATGCGGAGAACTATCGTAAGGAACACCTAACTTTCCAGTCTTAAAAGGCTTAGGGTGATATTCTTTTTTAGGTTGAGTTAATTTGCTGTCTTTCTTAGTTTGCGCCAAAGTTTTACCCTGACGATCTAACTTGTCCGGATTGCTGATAGCATCTGTTGATTCTGCGGCTTCGACAATAAATTCTTTAGCTCTCATTATACACCGTGCTTGTTCTTTTTCTTTGCGGCAACCGGACTAATCTTATGAATTTCATCTGGTTCTTTACTCTTTGACCATGGCAATACTTCGTGGTCCTCTGTAGGAATTACTTTGCGAGCATCTCTAAACATATTATGTTCTACTTCTGTATAAGGATGCTGTGTCCAATATGGACCCATCCAGCTTTCATGATCTACATTAGTTGGAGTTTTGCCGTCTCCGGTCATCATACCTAACACTATGCCTGTACGATATTGATGATAGCTAGGATAATACCCGCCTGGATCACGAACACGTCGAGTACCTTGGGCCACAGCTTTATGTTCTGGATGATGCTGTCCAGTGCGTTCGGTAATAAACTCTCGAGCTCTCATTTAAATTCCGTACTTGTTTTTCTTTGGTTGTCTAACTGGACTGACAATATTACCACCATCTGCTTCGTTACTCACACCATCGGACAAATGTGTAATAGCACCTGCCCCTACAGCCTTGGCGGCATCTTTTACTTTTTGCATATCTGCATCTGTGTAAGCAGTAATTAGTGGATCTCCACTCATAGCACCTGCTCGAGGCATATTTGGATTAGCCATAGCTATACCAAATCTATATTGCATATATGGGCTACCGTTAGCCTTGTTCATACTGATATTAGGAATACTCATAGCATTTTTTAATGCTTGAATATGCACATGGTGAAGTTTCTCACTGCCTTTTCCAGCATATGGAACATCACCTTCTGCTAGTTTTTTTCTTGTAAATTCGCTTGCTCGCATTTTTCTAATCCAGTTATTGGCTTCTTTTATATTTAGCGGTTCAGTAGGCGGCTCATCTTGTGCTGGCACTTGTGCTGGTATTTGAGGTTGTGGTTTAGGATCACGTTTATTAACAACATTTACAGAAGTTCCAGGAACCATGCCCATGCCCTGTTGTGTTACCTGCATTAGATGTTTAATCCAAGAATCTGGTAATGGTTTAGCTCCAAATGATCCACCGTTAAATGCATCTCGCCAGAATTCCATAGCTGGTTCTTTATGACCGTGTGCGGCTGTTGCGGCCATTTTACGTAGCTGTGTGCCGCTTACACCTTGACCACGTGGGGTAACTTCTAGACTTACACGAACATGCTCATAACCGGCAAATTTGTTAACTGCTTTCATTAGGACTTGTGCAATATTCATATTAGCACGATCCTCTCCTACCATAATAACAATATTATCGTATCGTGGAGGTTTTCCTGGCAACGGATTAATTAATTCGTGTTTGATCTTTTGTAGTAGTGTACCACCTTCTTGAGTAACTGTACTCATATGATTAGCATATTGTGGATATAATTTATGCCATGTTTGAACTTTAATGCTAGGAGGAATAGGATCATCCTTACCCTCCGCATTACCAATAAACAAATATGGATCACCACCTAGTTCTTTAGCCTTGTTAACTGTATAGTTCCAAAGCTCTTGATGTCCTTTGTGTCCGACAAACGAACCTATAGCAACTACAGCGGTTTTATTAGTGTTTTCACGAGGCTGTTCAGCTCTTGCGGCGGCCTTGGCAGCATTTTTATCTGCAATGACTTTACGTTGTTCTTGGCTGGTAATTTTAATAGGACCTAATCGACTGTTAATAACAATACCTTCGTACTCATCACCGAGTAAATTTTTACCAACAATATTGGGATCGTTAATAATAGCTTTTTCTAATTCCAGTGCTATTGGTTGTAGTATTTCTTTAGCTTCACGTTTTAGTGCTAGTTTTCCACTAGTTAACATTGCTTTAATTTGTTCAATGTTTTCCATTGGGGGGACAATAGCAGTAACATCTAGAGCCTTGTGTTGCATTAGTCTATTGTTAATAAACATAACACTGTCTTGTTGTCCAAGTTTTGTTAATTGTTCAACTAGTCTATGACCATCGGGTATTGATTCACCTGTAGTAGCATCACTGATATGGAATGGAACAAGAGCCAGTTCAATACCGTCGGGTAACTTGTCATAATGTATACCAACAAATTTTAATTTGCCTTCTGGTGTTTCTGTAGCAAATGGAATGAATAAGACTTCACATGTTACTTGTTTGTTTACTAAAAATTCTGGACCTAGCTTGTTGTCTACTAATTCAATAGCTTTCATCATTTCATTAAACAAATCATCAAACATCTGAGCACGACCTAGTATATCTGGATCAGTGGTTCCTTTTTGTTGATGATATTTTACAAAACTTGCTTCATAACGTGGCTCGGTACGACTGGTACCCATAAAAGGTTTGCCTTCTGCATTTTTACCAAAGCGTCCACCAAAGCCGTCTACTTTAACATTAAGTGGAATATTCTTTAATTCAAACTTGCCATTGTCATGTAGCTCATCTAACAAGTCTAACAAATCCATTGGCTTTAAATCACGTAAGTGCGGCATGCCTTTACGTAGTTGTGCTTTAACTTCAGATTCAGTTAATGGACGACTGGCATTACGAGCCGCACGTAGTTTAGCAACTTGTGCTCTTGGTTGACGCTCTTCTGGATAATCTTTTTTATACTGTTCAACTTCATGATGCTCTTCTTCATATTCAGCTGCCATTGTTTTGGCTTTTGTTTCTAAAGTTGTTTTATCAGATAAGTTAAGATGTGCTAGTGCATAGTTAATAGCAGACATTTTAACAGCACGATCGCCTTCCGGGTCGTCTCTGTTAATCATCTGTGATCCTGGCTCAAAACACAATTGGATGAAAGCATCCATTGTTATTTGATTTTCTTCAGGAGTTTTGAAATCATTCATTAAATCAATAGTACCAACAAAACTCTTTTGTTTTTCGCTTTCCTGTTTATTAGGTTGACGACCAAAGAACAATTCAAACTGTTGATTTAAATCTTGTATATAAGGTCTATCTTTAGTAGGTATTTCAATCATAATTGGAATACCGTCTTGCTCGCGTCCGGTCTCTTGATACTTTTGACTTAGTCCACCACCGGTAGCGCCATGTACCGCGAATGATATGTTACTGTCAGTAATCGGACCTTTAAGTTTAGTCTTCATCTGAACATACTTTGTTGTTGGTGAACCTTTAGTTAATGATCTATATAGATATTTGTGGAACACACCTTTGATGCCACTAACAACTCCAGTGCCGTCTTTCTTACCTTTTTCCTGTGTACTTAAATCATTCCACTCTGAGTTGTGACTAAATCTGTACCAAGGAGTCGGAGCATTGGTCTTTGGATCATATTCTCCAAATTCAAAGTCTATTTGAACTTTAATAGGCAAATGATTTGATGTTATTTCAAATAATGCATTAAATTGTCCGCCGTTGTTACTAAATCCTAGTAACTTTGCAGGACCTATCTGTCGACCGTGATGTGTTGTTAAGAAATTTTTAACTTGAGGTTCTAGTTGTCTATCGCATTGAGTGTCGATATCGCCAACTACCGGTTTTACTCTTAAAAATTCTTCGTCTGATATATGTGGTACATTAAAAAAGTGTAACGATGATCCACCTAAGAATTCTTTACTCTTTAATAGATGTGGATTCCATAGTGGTGTACTATTTTGTGCTTCAAACGCTTGATTAATTCCGTGTAGTACTTGATCTAATATTGCAATTACTTGTGTGCGATTGTGTACAGCTAAGTCTATACGATCAGCACGATGCTTGACGTTAGGATCTTCAACATCATCAACTTCAGCGTTACCACCTTCAGTAATGATAAAGTGAGGCTTACGGACAAACAACTCTCGTAATAGCATGTTTAACCTTTGTACTTGCCTTCGGCATGATGATTGCTGTGATCATCATATAATTTTTCACATACTTGCTTGATTGTGTCCTCATCTAGTTCGTCTGGTAACTCACGAATAGGAAATTGTTTAATATAGGCTCTATAACTGTCTTTTACTGCGGGTTCAAAAATGCCTGGTTTAGGATCTTTCTTACCATCTTTCATTTCTAGAAATTTTGCTAGTACTGGATATGTGTATCGACGATAGCAAGTATCATCGTGATCCATAAAATGTGATAAGTCGTCGACTAAATCGTAATCGATAACGCGACGCCCATCGTCTTCGTGTTTTACAAAGTCCGTATCTTTAAAGAAAGTACCTTCTAATAGTTCTCTTAAGCGCATTTTTAAGCCCGTTTTAATAATTCAGCAGAAAACTCTGCGGTTAGAGTATTTATCGCTTTAGCTTTTAACGATGCGCTCGACTTTGGCAATGCCCTCACCTAGGTGCATACGGGTTAAAAGCAGGTTTTTGTCACCCGTTACATAAAAATGTGTACCACCCCATGTGCGATTGCGTAGTAAATCACGTATACAACTCTTAGTCAGCTTGAGATTCTTATTACCATCGGCCCATTCTACAAACGCTGAATGTTCTTGTGTTGTTTTGCCCAGTGTGATGCGATAATCGTAGTCCATCTTGGGCATAATAACTGTGCCTTCTGCTAAACTAGTTCCAGATGCTGGTTCGCAAATATATTTTACACGTTCTGGACTGAGCTTTGTTATTCGTTTAATTAGCTTATTTTCATTAGTATAGATACTAATCCAAGGACTTTCAACACGAATGTCTAAATCTTGTTGTGTTGACAATTCAATAGCTAATTTTTTAGCATATTCTATATCGTCTTTGTTTTTATCTAAAATAGAATTAATTTTAGACAATGCTTCGTTCATGTCGCCTAATCGAAATGCAGAGGAAACAGCACAAGTCACTACAATCTTGTACTGATATAATCCTCTGAATAAACTTCTTGTAGTTTTATATTGCATCTGGAATATCAACTAACGGTTGTGTAGCATCTACAGTTAGCAGTGGAACTTTAATTTCTTTAGCTTTGGCAACAATTACTAACTGATCATTGTCAACAGTAATAGTAGCCCAGCCACCGTTTTTAAGTTCTCCAAACAGCATCATCTTAGCAAGATTGCGTTTGATTTCTTTGTCAATGACACGCTGTAAAGGACGAGCACCCATCTTACTATCAAAGCCTTTGGCAATTAACCATTCGGTGGCTTCTTTATTAATCTTGATGCGTACTGCTTTATCCTTAACTTGTTCTTTGAGCTCGTCAATAAACTTGTTAACAATCTTAACCATAGTATCTTTGCCAAGTTTGTTAAATGTAACAACACCGTCTAGACGATTGCGGAACTCCGGAGTTAAGAACTTCTTCAAGTCTGCATCGCTGTAGTCTTTATCTTGTGCGCCAAAGCCAATTGCGTTCTTCTCAGCACTTTGAGCACCGGCGTTAGTAGTAAGAATAAGAATAATGTTGCGGCAGTCTGCTTTCTTACCATTAGATCCTGTAATAAACCCATTGTCCATTAGCTGTAGCAATACAGTCATAACATCTGGATGTGCTTTTTCAACTTCATCTAACAACAATACAGCATTAGGTGCTTCTTGAATTTGTGTAATCAACTGTCCTGCATCTTCTTCGAAGCCAACATATCCTGGAGGGCTACCAATCAGCTTACTGATGCTGTGCTTCTCTTGATATTCACTCATATCAAAACGCAACAGTTTAACACCTAAGTGTTTGCTTAATGCTTTGGCAGTTTCCGTTTTACCAGTTCCTGTTGGACCCATGAATACAAATGATCCCACTGGTTTGTTTTCTGATTTAAGTCCAGCTTGTGCTACCATAATCTTATCTACAACTTCTGTAAGAGCCAAATCTTGTCCGTACACTTGTTGTGCAAGATTATCTTGCAAGTTAACCAAATTGCTAGATTCAGTTTCCATAATCTTTTCTTCTGGCATATTAACAACTTTAGCCAATTCAAACTGAATTTCTTTTTCGGCAACAATACGTTCATCTGCTAGTTTAAGGTTAAACCGTGAACAAGCCAAATCAATCAAATCAATTGCTTTATCTGGTAGTTTCTTATCTGCTTGATACTTAACTGACAATTTGATAGCGGCATCGATGGCATCATCGCGGATCTTAACATTGTGATGAGATTCGTAATACTTCTTAATACCTTTAAGGATTTGACGTGTGACTTCGATAGTGGGCTCGTCAACGGTAATGCGTTGGAATCGACGCATCAGCGCACGATCCTTTTCAAAATGTTTGCGATACTCTTCCCATGTAGTTGAAGCTACAACCTTGATGTTGCCTTTGCTTAGTGCAGGTTTCATCATGTTGGCAAGGTCGTTAGCTGAATTGCTTGCTGAGCCAGCACCACTAATCATATGAGCTTCGTCAATGAACAGCACAGTCTTACCTTTCTTAGTAAGACCTTTAAGTACTTGTTTAAACCGTTCTTCAAAGTCACCGCGATATTTACTACCGGCAAGCATGGCACTAATATCTAAACTGTAGACTTTGTAATCCTTAAGGAAATCTGGAACTGCGCCCTGTACTATGTTGTATGCTAAACCTTCGGCTATAGCCGTCTTGCCTACACCAGGATCTCCAACTAGGATAACGTTATTCTTGTTTCGACGACCCATTGCAAGTGCAATGTTTTCTAATTCATCTACACGACCAATAACTGGGTCGATCTTTTTCTTAGTAACTTCGTCATTAAGATTAGTAGTAAATGCTTTAAGTGCTCTATCACCTTGCATATTACTACCAGGTGCTTCTTCATCGCCGTCTTCTTCAACTGTATTGTTGATGTAGTCGGCAAATTTATCTTTATCAATGTTAGCTTGAGCAATATAGAATACAGCCCAGCTACGTTTCTCTCCCATCATAGCAAGGAATACATCTGTGGGTTCAATCTTTTGACGTCCATTGAACAAGACTTGTGTAAACGCACGATTAAGAACACGTTCAACTGATTGTGTTTTCTTGGGTTTGACTACAACATCTGGTACTGTAATTTCACCGCACTTATTATGCAAATAGTCTGTTAAACTCTGTTTTAGAGCATCTGCGTTGCTACCATAGCCTTGTATAGTATTAGCAAAACTTTCTTCGGACATCATAGCAAACAATAAATGCTCTATTGTTAGATATTCGTGATGAAGTTTCTTAGCAGTTTCAATTGCTGTTTCAAATACTGCTTGTAGATTGTCGCTTGGTTCAACCATTTAATTTCCTTTGCTTTTTACGTGCCATACTTAATTTTAAATTGCTTACATACTCGGTAAATGTAATACCGTCTAAATGATCTAACTCATGTTGGTAACATCTAGAGTCAATGCCTTCAAGTTCTATTATACACTGTTTGCCAGCATTGTCAAGATACATGGCTGTAATTTTATCACTTCGCTTAACTTTAAGCCATAAGTTTGGAAAGCTCAAACATCCCTCTTCGGCATCTATATCTGCGTTGTCACCTACAAGAATAGCGGGGTTAAAGAATCCTATTTCTCTACCGTCTTTGAGTTTCATAACAAATACTCTGCGTAGTAATCCAACTTGATTGCCGGCAAGCCCGATACCGTTGTTTGCTTTCATAATTTCAAGCATTTCACGCTCGATAACTGCGGCATTAACGTGATTTTCAAAATCCCAAGGCTCGGCTTTTTGTTTTAGAATTGGATCAGGTTCTTTGACTAATTTTAGCATCGATATCTTTCAGTTGTTGAACAAGTGCAGGATCAATAACGGCTAGTGGTTTAATTTTTACTACTGACACAAATCTGCCTTTGTATCCAGTATTAACATTTGGAAATCCTGTGCCTGCACTGGCGAACTCTGTACCGTGTTCGATACCGGGACGTATTTCTAAATCTAAACTAACACCGTCTAGATTCTTGACTTTTTTCTTAACACCGATCATGGATTCGATAGCTGTAATTTCTACGTTATGATATAAGTCATCACCCCTGCGCTCATAATTAGGATCGGGTTGAACTAAGATAGTAACATTAAGATTCCCTCGCGGTGCTCCTGCCATACTGTCATCGCCTAATCCGGGATAGCGAATAGTATCCCCATGGCTAACACCTGCTGGAACATTAATAACAACATTTTGATTACGTCCGCTTGGAAGTCTATAGTTTGCTTCTAATTGTTTGCCTTTATATGCATCGATAAAAGTTACTGAACATTGTATGTTTAAATCTCTATTTCTACGAACTTGTTGTCTGTGCATCTGCCCAAAGATATCTCCGAACGGATGTCCACCGCCAAACATTTGACTAAATGGATCAGCACCTTGGAAAGGATTACCTGTATGGAAATGGAATTGTTGTCCACCGCCAAACTGTCGCTGTTGATCGTATTCAGCTCGTTTTTGTGGATCACCTAAATTATCGTAGGCAACACTAATGTCTTTAAACTTGGCTTGATCTCCACCTTTGTCTGGATGATGTTTATTAGCCAAGCTTCGATATGCTTTCTTTATTTCGTCTGGGCTAGCATTTTCGCTAACTCCTAGTGTTTGGTAATAATCAATCATAGTCGTAAAAAAGCTCCAAATAATAATAGTAATTATACTATCTTACTTGGAGCTTGTCAAGTTTTTGAGTTGCTTATTTTTTCTTTTTAGCTGGTGCAACTGTATCTGGTTTGGTACCTGCTACTTCAGTACCTTCAGCTTTTTTATGGTGCTTAACTTCTTTTTTAGCTGGTGCTGGCTTCTTTGTTTCAGCCATTACCGGGCTAGCTAAAAAACAACTTGCTACTAATAGTGCTAATAATTTTTTCATAATATTTTCCTTATATTGCTGGTTGATCAAAAGTTGGAATAACTTTCTTGCCACTTGCGTTTACTGCTGGTGCTGTTGTTGCTGTTGTTGCAGGTGTGCTTCCAAACCCGCCTCCGCCAAAACCACCTGCGGCCGGTGCTGGTGTTGCACCAAAACCACCGGTGGAAGAGCCGAAACCTCCTGATGTAGGTGCGCCAAATGCTGAGCCGCCGCCCATTGATGAACCGAATCCGCCACTTGATGATCCTCCAAAACCGCCTGAGCTTCCACCGAAGCCGCCGCCCATACCGCCTGACATTCCTGCCGGAACACCTGACATGTTTGTGTTATTTGTCATTGTTTGACTTGTAGCTGTTGGATTAGCCGCCGTACCTGCTAGTTTTTCTTGTGTACGACCGAACGCACTAATACCTAATACAGCACCCATCGCGATATGGAATAAGCCAGCACCTTGTAGTGTTAGTGGATTCCATTGTGTAATAGGTACATGCATCATTGCCTGAAGCAATGACCATAGTACTGGAAATACTGCCATGTCTAGTAGACATATCAACATGTACATCCAACCCATCGCTGGACGCCATAGTTTTTGCATCCATTCTGTGCTTGATTCTTTTTCTTTTGCCATAGTTCGCTCCTTTTGGCTTAATAGTAGTATTTATTTCACGCTGTTAAATATCTTCTTTTGAGTATTATACCATTCGATCCAACTGTCGTTGTTATCTTTACAGGCATAATACTGTCCGTAATTATCTGCTACAACTGGTAGCACTTCGCTTAATTTATTAGTATCCGGTGCTAGTTTTAGATCAGGACACGCATTTAGCATATCTGCTGGAACATCTGGAAACTTTACAACTACTGGAACTGAGCTACATCCAGCTAATAGTAACGCACCGATTAGTATAAGTCGGTTCATTTTGTAACCTCTTTCTTAACTGGATTTGTTGCGGCATCGTTAAGATCTTTGATTGCCTCAGGAGCAACTTTACATTCTGCGTCAATGATTTGTGTATCTTTTACAATACGTTCTTTAACAGTAGTAATGTATTGAGTTCTAACCTTAGCTTTTTTGTTACGCTCGTCTTCTAATTTAGCGTTTGCATCCTTACTGGCAGCTTCTGCTTTGGCAACTTGAGCTTGCGCTTCTTCTACTTTATCTCTCCAGCGCATTTCAGTATCGTACCCACCACGTAACCATACACCTAACACAACAAGAACAATTCCAATAGGTTTAATAAATCCTATATACTTTCCATATACAGGAATAAACTTGCTAAACCAACCGGCAAACATTCCAGTAATACCTACTGCAATAATCGCCCAATATACCCAGTTTAGTATTGCATCCGGTATTATGCTAAACATCCACTGAATTTGTTCCATTATTAACTCGTTAAGATTTGATGTGCGTTAGCTGTATGTTGTTGACGTTCTTCTAAGCCGATTGTGCCACCGTTAATCTTTTTAGTTAAACCAAGAACATCGCCTTTGTCTGCTAGATCATTTAGGTTATTACTTTCCCAGAACCAGCAAGCTGATTGTACAGCACCTTCAAATGTGCCTAAGAATTCTGGAATTTGATCCACAGGAGTATCAATACTTTCTGCAAACTTGGCATAGTTTGCCTTGCCGGTTAACTGTATCAAACCGCGTCCACAATATTTCCAACCATCACCTGATTCTTCAGGACCATTGCCCATACGTCCTGCGTAGGCTCTGTTGGCAATTTGCTCTGGGTGATGTGCATACTGTTGTGCAATTTCTGGTGTTGGGAAATGACTATGCCACAACTTCATCAGCGATTCTGCTTTGTAATTTAAATTTTCTACAAGTAATCTATAACCGCCACTTTCGACCATAGTTTGTCCTAAGAAGCAAGCAACACGCTCTACAGTATTAATATCATAGTCAGGTAAAATTTTACATAATGCTTCATGCCAGTGTTCACTGTATGGATTATTTTGTAGTATTGCTGTGCATTTTTCTTGTGAAAAATCAAATGTAAATCCGTCTGCCATTATAGTTTCCTTTTAAGTACTACAGCCCATCCGCTGTTTTCAAATATAAATGTATCGCCAATTTTGTTAATATTGTAATTGCCGATCGTTTTAGTTAAGAACATAACTTCAGCCATGTCTTTACTTTCTAACATGATTGGTCCTTTAATCATGTTGTGCATTTTTTCTTTGCTACCACTATTTACTATTTCAAATGTTACCGGCCCACTAAAAGTTCTCTGAAAAGTTATATTTTCATCGAGCACTGTAATTTTATCTGCGTAACTACGTTTAAAAAATTCACTAAAGTTATCTAGTTTTGTTTCCTCGGTTGCAATGTTATAGGCATTTTTATCTTGCGGAACAGTTGCCTCTAAGTTTTCTAACGTAGCATCTTGGCTTTTAAAACTTTTAAAATAACGGAAACGCATGTCTTCCAATCCTGTTATTTTTTTAACGCCTTCGATAATTTCAAATATTTGTTTGCCAATATGACGTGTACGTTCTATTTCTACATACACACGGTACTTGCCATCATCTAGTTCACCAGGTGTGCAATCTGCGTCTAGTACAAAATTAAATCCCATCTCAATGAAATTTTCTAAATCTTTTGCTGGATCTTGTTGATCCACAGTAAAACTTAATACGCAGATGTCTTCGTCATCACCGATGTTACTTTTGAAACTGTCAATTTCAAAAACTTTTTTAACTAAGTTTCTTAAATCACTTTCTCTTAAACTCATACTGGAGCTCCGCCGGGTGCCGCTGGTGTAGCTCCGCCAGGAGCTGTGGGTGCTCCGCCAGGAGCAGGTGCTGAAGGCATGCCACCTGGAGCAGGTGCCGGAGCAGGTCCGCCTTGCACTGGCGCTGAAGAATCAGTAAGCAATGCTTCTGAATCATCGTTGCGCATTTTATCCATGTAACCTTTGTAGATATCAAACGCTATTTTCTTTGGCATTTGTACTTCTACAATCCAAATAGGCTTACGGTCTAGCTTGCCTTTTTTACTTCCTGGACGTAGGTCGTCTGGACTCTTAATCTTGCGTGGCTCTAATAAATGACTTTCTTGATATACAACTTTGCAACCTAGATCTGTTAATCTCTTACCTGCTGTAGGATTTGGCATCTTATCACGAGGCCACATAAAGCCAGCTGTGATCCAATGACGATCAACCTTTGGACCGTAGGCTAATTCGCCTGAATCCCAGTTTTCGTAGGCATACATATCCATCTCATCTAAGACTCGTTCAAAGTCCTTCAACACAGCAAGGCTTGAATTATTTTCATAGAGTTCTTGTATATTGCGTATAACGTCTAAAATGTCGTGGTGCATGATCCAGTCCTAGGTAATCTTATACTTTATTTAGCTGGATCAAAATCAGAACATATCAGATTACTTTTTCAGGTTATTCAGTAAATAATAGTGTAGGACCTCTGTAGTTATCAGGGCGGTCGCTACAAGTCCTACTTAACAGTAAAGTAGGAGCAACTTAATGAGTAAACAACGAGTGAAAAAGCGTTTTACATCAGAAGTTAATATCATTGATTTCCAGCCGTATCTTCCGGCAAAAAAGCAACGTGTGAGTATTCAAGCACGTAACGCTAATCAGAAACTGTATCTTTCCAAATTATATTCAGAACATACTAGTATAGTGCTTGCTATCGGTCCTGCCGGTACGGGTAAAACTATGTTGGCTGTACAATATGGAATTAAACTGTTTCAGGAAGGCAAGGTTGACAGAATCGTGGTAACCAGACCCGCCGTGTCCGTAGACGAAGATTTAGGATTTTTACCAGGTGACTTAAATGAAAAGATGGCACCATGGACAAGACCTATATTCGATGTCTTGGGCGAATACTATCAAAAGAAAGAAATAGCAGGAATGCTAGAGGAAGGTGTAATCGAAATAAGCCCACTTGCGTATATGCGTGGACGCACATTTAAGAACGCATACATCGTTGCAGATGAAATGCAAAATGCTACAGTAAATCAAATGAAAATGCTACTGACCCGTTTAGGAGAAGGGTCTAAGATGGTAGTGACAGGAGATTTGGCTCAAGCAGACCGATTGAGCGATAATGGTCTGATTGATTTTTGCAATCTACTCGAACAAAAAGAATATTTGGAACATATCGATATTATTCGATTTGACGCCAACGACATCGAACGCCATAATGCCGTGAAGGAGGTGTTAGCGGTTTATGGAGAATAATAGGATGTAAAAAAGGACTCTTCGGAGTCCTTTTTGTTTTATAAGTTTTTCAGTCTAGTTAGAGTGGCTGCCAAATTAATTTCTGGGTCGATCACTAGTGCGTGATTAACTAGCCCTTCTCGAATATAAAGCAATGCTTTATCTTGTTTAGCATCATCACCGAAGATAGCTACGTTGTCGTATAACCAACGATAGATATCTCCCATTTCTTCCGGAAGTGCTTGACTACAAACTAGTTTTCTAGCTTCACTAATTTTGCCTGCCTTAAACAAATCTATCATTGCGACACGATAATCTGTACTTGAATCTGTACTTTCTGGATTGTGTAATTTGCCATCGATACTGTTTTGTTGTACATTATTAATACATTTACGTAAATCTGGATATGTACCTTTGACGTATGTATCTAATGTATCTAAATCAAATTCAATATTTTCTGTTACTAAGATTGTTGCTACACGAGCTGTAAATTCTGTCAAGTCTGTTTTATTAATTTTTATCTGTTGGCAACGACTATGAATTGCTGGTAAAATTTTATTAGGATAGTTACAAGTTAGGATAAATCTAACAGTATGACTGTATTCTTCCATTAAATTACGAAGTGCAGGTTGCACCGAATTAGGATTCATAAAGTCCGCTTCGTCGATTAGTACAACTTTAAATTCTCCAAAACTCATAGTTTGACAAAAGCCAATCAGCTTATCTACCCATTCAACCTTACGTGCTTCTTTACTTCCGTTAGCATACATAACATCGCTGTCTTGTATATCTAATTTGTTAAGCAAAATCTTAGCAAGTGTAGTTTTACCCACACCTGCGCTTCCACTGAATAATAAATGAGGAATCGATCCTTCTTTAATCCAGTTTTCTATTTGTGCTTTTTGATGATCATCAGCAAACACGTACCCATCTAGGGTATTAGGGCGATACTTCTCTACCCATAGTTCTTTCATACTAATTCCTCAGCAATGCCTAAAATTTCTGCTATTACAAACACAAGTCCTGCACCTTGAATATAAGGATTCATTTCTAACCAACCACCACCTGCAAGTGCTAATCCAGCGGCAATTCTAAATCCGCTTTTGATCATGCTAAGACTAGTGTGTGTAAAAAACTTACCACCGGGTAATGGTGCGTCTAATAGTGCCTTTGCTTTTTTAATATCTTCAACTGCTTCTTGATGTGTACTCATAAGAATCTCCTTTTGTGTAGTATACAGGAGAGAACAGGACTAGTCAATAGTCCTGTTGCTCAAAAGATTAACGGGCGCCAAACATGTCTGGGGTAAATGTTTGTCCTTGTGTTTTTGTATGCTGTCCAACGGTTTCCCATTCTTCACCAGGCTTTTCGTCACTAACCATCAAGATAGCTTTGATATCTGCACGACGAACAACAATATCAGTACCGTCATCGTCTTCAACAGTAATACCTCGAGTCCAACGACCGTGTTCTAGCAGTATCCAATCACCGACTTTAACATCCTTTTGTTCGGGCCCAATAGCCCAAACACGGCCCCAGCGATGACGAACACCTTCTGTTTTACCATCGTCACTAAGAATTAAGATGCCGCCTTTTGATACTCGCCCATCAAAGTTCATGTCTGTGATAAGAACGTTATCTCGGATAGGTTTAAGTTTACCTTTTAATTTTGGTTTGTAACCTTCGTGTCCTATACCTTTTGATTCGGCCATTACTCGTTTCCTTCCGGATCTTGATTACTAATATCTTTTTTAGTTGGTTGAACTGGAGCTTTTTGTGCTACAGGTTGCACAACAGGTTGTGGTACCGGTGCTTCCTCTATTACTGGAGCAGATACTGATACTAGTTTTTCTGATAAAATTTCTTCTCGAGTTTTGATAATTTGTCCATCTGGACCTAATTTATCCCCACGTGCATTTACATTGGCATTTCCTACAGCTGGAACTAATTCATTTTGTTTCATCAGCTTAAACATGTCAATTTCTTTACCTTTGGCAGATCTGTAAATTTGTCTTTGTGTCATATTAATCTCCTAGATTATGTTACTACTTATCTCAGGAATTCCTGCCAGTCTAAATTATATTTGACTGAATCTATTTGGTGTACGCCCAGTAGATACAATACAAAACTAGCTACGCTAGACCCTCTACCTACACCCCAAACAATACCATTTTCGTTGCAAGTGTCTACAAAATGCTTAGTCCATTGTAGTAATGGAATCATACCTCGTTCTAAGTAAGCACCCATTTCATCTAATACTCTGTCTTTTTGTTGCTGTGTATTACAACGACTTAGACACCATTCTTCAACATCAAAGTCCTTATATTCTTCGGGCATAAACCAATCGCTTTGTAATGCAGAATCAAAATCTGCAATATCAATAGAATTTAATTGCTCGTTGAATCTTTGAAATGTGAAACCAGCAGTCTTTTCTAACTCACCAATTTCTTCAGTATAATCTACTGTAATATCTTTGAGGTTGGTTAGCTTTCCTTGATAAAGGAATTTGAATATATCTACTGAATTGAAAATAGGATTACCGAATTTATCTAGACGCATATCAGCATTTTAGCTGACATTTATAAGTTTGTCAAGACCTTTGTCTCGATTTGAGTCCATTAGTTTCTTCAAAGCGGCTTGCTGACGTCGTGTTTGCTCTTCTTTCAGTGTATTGAGCATAGCAACCATTTGAGCCTGGATTCCAGGGTTTCGAGTCATAAAATATTTTTTGGTAAGATCTTGAATCTTACCATCAAGCTCGCTGTCTTTAAGATTTGCCAAGTCTCCGGCTAATGGATGTAGCAACATTAGTATTGACCTAAATAACGAATATTAACGTTTGCTCCGCCATCTATAGTCCATGCTTGAACTACTTTGGTTTTACTTGCCGTACCGCTAGTTAGTGTTGCTGTAGCAGTTGCGGCAGTACCTGGGTTGGCACCTGTAATAGTAACTGACGGTGGAGTAGAAGTATATCCAATACCTGGATTAGTAATGTTGATAGCACCAATACCACAATTAATTACTGCACGAGCTCCACTTCCGTTACCTGTAACAGTTTGTAATTGATAAAGGGTTCCGGATAAAGGATATGTTAAACCAGTTGATCCAGTGCCGCCTACAGTTAATGTACCGATTGGGCCTGTAGTGCTAGTGTATGTTATGATAACATTTGTCGGCGTTGTTGAACCAGTTGCTTGTACAGCGATTCCGCTTTGTCCGATAACAATTGAAAACACTCCGCCGCTAACTGAACCGATACTAAAGATATAACCGTTAGATGGGATTTGTCCGCTACTGGCTGAAATTAGCATGCCTACCGACAACAGACTGTAATAGCTTGCTGGAATATTACCTATACTACTCTGTCCGCCTGTAATTTGCCCTGGGAAATTAGTAGCCAATGTAGCTACTGTAAATAATGTGTTAGGATATCCTGCGACAGTTACTAGATCATTTACAGCATAACCACTACCAGCAACACCACCTTGTATAGTACCTGCTCCAGAATATGATCCTTGTGCTGGGCAATTAACAGTTACACTAGTTAGTGTACAGTTAGTTACGACCCAAACGCCATTATATGCAGAAGGAGTAACTCCTGAAACTACAATGCTTTGTCCAAAAGGCGTTGGGAATGGAATAACTTGTTGGCTAGCAAAAGTAAATGTTACACTACTACCTGTACCTGTTGCGCCAGTAGTAGCAATACCATTTACTGCTAAATTAGCTACATTGGCAGCTACCATATTATAAGTTGCTGTGGCCTGCGGAGTTACTGCATTTGCTTGCGGAGACCCGCCAGTGAAACCTATAGTAACCGCAGTAGTATAACCATAACCACTAGTAGTTGATATTGACACAACACTTTCTCCGCCTACAGTAAATGTAGCAGGAAATGACGCATCATATTTTGGTACGCCGTTAGTAGTTGCAAATGTTGGAGTCCATACTCCGTTTGTATCACTATTAATTAGTACAATAGCATCTGTGAATACATTAGTTCCAGTATATGCAGGCCAGTTAGTAAATGTTAAAGTAGCATTGTTTGATAGTGTAAATTTTTGTACAGCACCAACTGCAAGATTGACATTAGTTGAACTACTAACACCGCTGGCACTATAAAGTGTTCCGCTAAATTGCTGATATTGGCCATTGCTTAATATCGTACCTTGCAGTGCGTTAGTTGTTTGGGTAACATCAATTCCGTTGGTTTGCAATGCTGTAATTTCATTTTCAGCAGTGGTAAAATTATTTTGAATAGCGGCGAAGTTTGAACGAAAGCCTTGGCTATCGTTATCTTGTCCTGCTACGGGGAAAGTTGTTGAAATGGTTGAGGGGTTTATTGCACTGGTCATACTGTTATCCTATCGTCTCTAAATACAAGGTATTTATCGCTTGTATAACCGGTGACAGCAGAGATCGTGAATCTGTCTACGGTGTAGTCTATAGTGTTGAAATCAAAGCCACTATATTTGATGTTTGTTAAAATTTTGGCACTAGTTCCTGGTTTACAGAAGCAAATCGGCACACAAAGCACATACCCTAGTTGTGCTTTAGATCCAGACGGAATACTACGCATCCAAAGAGGCAAATAGTTGCGTTCTGTCAATCCTACAGTACTCAAATGATTTTGCCAGTTTGTAATAGTATTGTTGTAGTATGTATCTGTATTAGGATTGCTAACTTGATATCCGGTACTGTCTACAGTTATTTCATATCCGGGTCGAGTGCTAAAAGGTGCATTAGCAGTTAAATCGCTAAGATTAGTTGACCAAATACTGTTACTGTCATCTACTGTAATAGTTTCTGGTTCTAAACTTTTAGACTTGAATGATGCAGAAGGATGTAACGTGCTTGTTTCTGACGGATCTATCATTTGTACATACACAACTTCGTAAACATCATTACCTGAGTTAGGATCTATTGCTACAGCAGTTTTAACACTACTAAATTTAAAACGTTTACGTTTGAATCCTAATCCCATTGCTCCGACATAGGCCGCCGCCGCTTCAGTTTGTATACCAGCATAGACTAACATTTGTAAATTAGTCTGCACTCCAAACACAGGATCATTTGCTCTGTATATACTGCTAGGAGTAAAAATTGCAGTATTGTTGATAAAAGCTCGCCATGCATTTCTTTGTGCAGGAGCTAAAAATGGTTGTGTGGTAATATTGCTGTAAGGAACAGAATTTGGACTGGTTACATTTATTGTAAAAGTTTTTGGTAATGCACTATATTGATATGAATCACTAGCAGTAACTTGGAAAGTAAATTTTCTGTCAATGGTGGTTGAACTGTTATCAAAAGTTTGATTTACATATCTAACACCGTTTGAATCAGTATCATGGAAAGTAGTTAGTCCATATACACCAGAATCTGCCCCTAACCCATATTGTGTTGGAGTTCCTACAATTTCACCATCGATGCTCAATGACAACCCGTAAGGTAAACTACCTCCAGTTAAGTAGTAGAGAACTGTAGTACTAGGAACATTGCTACTTGCTGAAACAGACAGCGTAGACGGATACGCCGCAGGAATAGAACCTAATGCGCTTGGGCTATTCCATGTTATTTGACTAGTAACAAGTCCTAGAATTACTATGTTGAATGTTTTAAAACTAATAACGTATTCAGAATTTGTCAATGACGGATTAGATCGTACAGCAGTTACCGTAAAAGTATATACTTGAGTTATGGCTGGTTGGTATGGAACCTTGCCGTATATTTCTCCAGTGTTAACATCAAAAGTAGTGCCATTCGGTAGTTGGCTCAATGTGCCTATATAGAAACCTGACAAGTCTGGAGGGACGATTTTTAAAGGTGTACTGAGAGTTAATCTATAAGATCCGCTTCCTAGATCCGCTACACTTGATATTAAATAGATATCACTGCTAGCTCCTGCAATATAATTATCAAAGGTAAAGTATTGTCCTGGAGTTGGAGCCTTAGAAGCATTTGATATAGTTAGACTAGTTCCACCATAAATCATAGTCGAACCTGTAAGATTCAATGTAGCATTAGTTGACAATGTTAGTGTATAAGCATTAGCAGTAAATGTTACTCCAGTCGGAGTACCTGCGATAGTCGTTACATGAATGCCATTAAATGTATTTGATAGTGTAAAAGATGTGAATCCATTAGTAGCAGTGATATAATAAACAGATGATGTTTTTCCGCCGGATGATATACTTGGAGGAGTGTAGTCAGCTATCTGTGAAGAAACTCCAAATTGTCCTGAGACCGTAATCTTTTGTCCAACATACAGTTGGCTTGTTGCAAAATCACAAGTAAATGTTCCGTTAGTACTAGTAATAACGACATTAGATAATAGTATATCACTACTGGTACTACTAACTATACTACCACTCGGAATACCTGCTCCTTCTATAGTTTGTCCGGCAGTATAGGCATAAGCATGTTCTACACCAGTTATTACTGGACTATTAAGTGTAAGGTTTCCTGTGAGTGTAATAGATTGTATATTATCAAACTGTGTTAATTTTTTAGTAACTGCATACACTTCGCAATTAGTAGTTTCTAAACGAAATATAACATTACTGTTATCATATAATGCAACTGGTACAGTGAGATAATTATTAGCTCTGTAAGTTCCTAAATTAGTTTTAGACAACCAAACTGGTGTTCTTAGGAAACTAGAGTCAGCAGTGAATCCGCCAGCGAATCCATCTTTTTCTGTTGAATCTGCTCTAAATGCATCGTTACCTAATACAAATATTTTAAAAACCCTTTGAGCACTTGATATGCCATCTGACACTGTAACTTTAAATTGATAATTTTGATTTAAGGTGCTAGGCGGTACTACATTAGAACTATAGTCCCAAGTGACGTCATCGTATTGATAACTATCAAATCCATCTGTTGGCAATGTGGCAAAATCATATCCTGCATCATCAAAATATGCATCATCAAATGCACCAGTACCCGAATCAACAGTAACTACAGTTTGTGGATTAGGAAGTATGTATCCGCTAATCTCCCCTGAATTACTAAGAGTTAACCCTGGAGGAAGTTTTCCATCTCCGCTTGCAATAAAATATTTTAAATTATTTCCTAATAGCGTGTTCTCATCAAACGCTTCAATTTGATAACTAACAAAAGTATTGTCTAACGCATAAAGTTGTTGATGTGTACCAACAGGTAAATTACCAGCAGGTGTTGTAAACACAGGTGCATTAGCACCATTGATGTTCATCTTAAATGTTCTATCTGCAAATCCGTATCCAGCTGTGCTAACACTGGCAATATTCTTGGTTACATTTACAGCAAATGATCCGTCACCGTTATCTGAAACAATATAAGTTCCTGTAGGAATACCGGAACCAGTTAATGTCATACCCACTAAAAATGTTCCAGTAATAGTTCCACCTGGTATAAATTTGCCAGCATCAAACTGTGCGGCTGTTGAGTTAGCAGTTCCATTGGCTCTAATACAAAATTGATAAGCATCTAATCCTTGGGTAACGAATGGACTACCAACGATATAGCCATCTTTTATACCCAGTCCGCCGGGCAATGCTCCACTAATTATACTAAATGTTAAATTAGATACATTAGTGGAGGTAGGATATGATGCTCGAGCTACAATAGTCGATACATTTCCATTATATAAATCTGCACGGTCAACTGCTATAAATGCATCTGCTTGCATACGTACGGTAGAAGTATTACGTAATATTACATCACTTAATGTAGTATTATTAATCCATTCTAAATCGCTCGGACTCCATGGTTTATTTTCATACCATTGATTATCTCCATCTCGTAACTTTGTAAATTGATCGATTAGTATAGCGCGGAACGTAGCACCGACCATAGCACCGTTAATTGGGTCTTCTGCCAGTCCTCCTACCCACAAATCTATATCATTTATATTAGTATAAGCCGCTTTTAACCCAGCAACTACTGTGGCATCTATAGTAATTTGTTCAAAACTAGTATATGTAAACAATCCTAAAATTTGTCTCATTTGATTTAGACTAGGAATACCAGCATCTCGTCCGCGTTGAATATTTGTTGCGGCAAGATCCATTGCGGCAGGTGGGTCGTTAAGTAGATTACGTAAATCTTCAATAATATGTACATCTAATTTATTTGACACATCGCTTGCTAATTTTCTTAAGAATCCATCAGCACCGCCATTACGTTCGTATTGTGCTGGAGTTAAAAAGAAAGCCTGCGCTATAGTTAATGATTCAGTAACATTACCTTGTTCGTCCACACGATCCTGTGCGTCCGACACAATACTATGGCCAAATCGCAAAGCCGCTACATCGACTTCTATTTTTATAGTTGCATCGACTCCTTGTTGAAACCCTGTATAGGCAGGAATTGCAGTTGCTCCTAAAACTTTAGGCAACCATTCCTTGTAGGTAATAATTTGTTCTTCGGCTATAACTAATGCACGGGCACGTTGATATAATTGCTCACCGGTCCAAGTTGGATATTGCGCAGTTAATCTGGTAACATGCCAGTTGTGTTCTCGTATCATTAATGTTTGTATGCTAGTTAAATCTGGATTTTCAGTGCCTCTTGGATCTCCAAATACAAACATACCAGTGATTGGGTCAACAGGCGCATATAAGCCGCCGCCGGATGTTAATAGTTTTCCTGTGGTAGCTGTCTCGCCACCTTCTCGTAAATTTACAGGATTTTGAAAAACAGTAGTCCCTTGTGTAACGCCCGGCGGATAAGCCAGCCCGTAGATTACAGTACCGTCTATCCATCCAGTTGTATCATTGATAAAGTTTGCTACTACACCATTTTGTCCTGTGCCCGGTACAAGTTGTAGTCTATTAACTGGAATATGACTGCCTGGTGTTAACTTAGTATCTCCAGGAGGAACAATAACATCGATGTTTTGATTACCTACACGCTCGAACGCTATTTCGTGCGTAATGAATTGTCCCCATGCATACATAAATCCACTGTAGCCATTTGGATCATCTTGGTTGCCTTGATTAATCGGATCGTATACTACTAGATTACTTATAGTTCTTGGGTTTGTTAAATCAGTACGCATGGCATGTATACCATCTGAATAACTATTTACAGGGTATCTAGCAAAAGCAGTACCTGCCGCGTTTCTTAATGGTGCAGTTGGATTATGTCCAGTTCCGTCATAACTAGGCGGAGCTACATCTCCAATACCTAGAGGTAATGGAATATTAACAGCTACCTGCTCCGGAAATGGTTGTCCGTTGTTAGTAAATTGGTAGCCTGTTGGTTGAGTCCAGATACTTAGTGGCATAGTATTAGCCTAATGCGGCGCTCATAGCGATTGCTAATGATTTTAAATTTAATCCGCCTACAGTAATACTACCCGATACTGCAATGTTAGTAGCATTTGCTGTGCCAGTAATAACTGGATTACTCATAGAAGGACTAGTACTAGTTAATAACGTTCCGCTGTTAGGTAATGTTAGTACAGAGTTAGCTGATACATTTAAACTTATACTGCCACCGGAAGTAGTTAAGTTGCCGCCTAGGGTTAACTTATGATCCTGGTTGTCTTGTATAAGATCAGTAGTACTAATATAACCAAAATTTACATGATTGTTAGTAACAATAAAACTATTACCAAAATCAAAACTGTAACCTGTAGCGTTTGTTTCAACACCTGTAGGAGCTGAGAAAGATCCTAAATCTACATTTAAATTATTAGTATTAAGAAGTAATGACAACAAGTTATCACTAATTCTTTGATCGTATCCGTAAACTGTAGTTTGTGTATCTCCGCCATAAATGTAGTTGTTAGCTAAATTTAAGTTTGCACCTAATGATGGATTAGTATCGTTGGCTACTATAGTTTTAGCTTCTAAGTTTACTGTTAATGCAGAACTACCTGTACCTGGTGCTGTAATTATAACAGTATTACCTGTACTAGTTAAACTCTTTAATTCTAAGCTATTGGTGCCACTGTTTATGTCTTTATAGATGCCTACGCCTGCACCTAAATTTGTAGCACCTGTAATACCTATTGCGCTACTTAATGCACTAAAGCTATTGTTAACTCGTTGAAATGCGGTACGCAAATCGTCACCTGTACCGTCATTTGCGTATGTTCCTAGTTGTACTGGTAGTAATAATTGTGTCATCGTTGCCGCTCTCTTTTAGTATTTACCGTTACGCCATAGCCGCGGCCATTGCTACAGCAAATGCTTTGGTAGTAACAGCCGTAGTCCAACTTAAAGTAGAACCGTTAGTAGTTAATACTGCTCCATTATATGTATTTTGACTTGGTATAGTTAAACTGCTGTTTGACTGTAAAACTCCGATTTGAGTATAAACATCTGTAAAATTAGAATTAATTTTAGTAAATGCTGTACGCAACGGATCTCCTGTGCCGTCGTTGGCTGTAGTTCCTAAATTGATAGTTAGTTGTGTCATTAATTTCTCCCTACAGCAACTTCAATGATTCCGGCTTCTCCGTAATCCTTGTCTTGTAATGCTTTACCAATGATTGATCCTAATGTTGGATTCAATGCCTTAACAGCATATCCCGGTGTTGCACTTGTTGTCAACATGTCACCTTTCTTAACACGGCCAACAACCTTAACTGGAACTCGTCCTGCTAGTGCTACAAGATTTTTCATTCCTGGGCAATCATCATACATGACAAAGGCTGCCTTTTCTGTATGACTAACTACACCAGCTAATCGTGTATCGTTTATTTGGCTGGTAACAGTTACTTCTTTGTCACCACCGAACACTACTACAGTACCGACTTCGTACTCTGCATCGCCTTCATAATACTCAGCTAAGTCAGCTGAGTAAGTTGCTGTGAAAGTTGATGCTCCGCCAAGTCTAAACTGTCCGTATAATGTTGAACTACCACCTGTTCCAGGAGTTGCAGTATAACCACCGGCATAGATATAGTTGACAAACAAATTACCGCCGCTAACATCAGTGCTGGCCGAGCTACCAATTGTGACATTAGAATTAGTTCCGATAACAACAGTTCCAGTACTTGATCCACTTACAGTTGCCCAAGTTAGCCCACTTGGTGTAGTATAAACGTAAGAGCTTGAACCTGAGTTATAAGCAATAGCATTAGCACCACTTATTTGTAAACCTGTTACATCGATGAAACCAGTAGTTGCATCTGACTGTGGAACTGTAGCAGTACCATGTGCAGTATTAACAGCTATCAAACTATAGCTATTATGGAATCCAGTAAGAGATGTGCCGCCAATCTTATAATCCTTACCACTATTACCAGCACTGGTACTGCCCATATACATGATACCAGTAGTTACGGATCCGCCAGTAAATCTGTCATTAGTAATACCATTACCGTATTTGACAACATCTGTAAGGGTAAGAGTATTTAATGGACTTGTGGCAGAAGCAGTAGTACCATCTGTATTTCCTAAGAAACCTATTACTGTACCTTGAGTTTGATACGTTAATTTACTTGGTTGGATACCTGTAGAACTTGAACTAGCAGTTACTAAGTCAATCCATCCAAAGGTTGATGTGAATACATTACTATTAAACTGTGCCAATCCTGTTGTACTTTGTGTGTAGCCTGTTGGGGCAGTTGAAGTACTAGCAGTAGCATATTGCATTAACAATTTACTTTGTTGTATAGCCGCATAACTATTAACCATACTATCAACAATACTGTTTGAATTAATAATATTAGTAAACGATGTTGACAGTGAGTTATAAGTCCAATTACTGCTATTACCGATAATAGTACCAACACCTACTGGGCTTGTCATTGTACCTGAAGTAGTAATTGGATTACCCGAACCACCGATTGTTATGTTTCCAGTACCTGTATTAAATGAACTTGTAAGTACAGTCCAAATACCGTTGTATCCTGTAGGAACAACGCCATTGACAATAACTGTTTGTCCTGCAACAAACTGATTTGTTGAAGCGTAATAAGTCAATGTCGCAGTATTAATACCATCACCTGTAGTTCCCTGAACACTAACTACAGGATTAGATCCTTGAGGTATACTGATATTTTTCCAACGACTTGATACAAATGTTACAGTACTTCCAGCATTTGCTTGAGTAAGAGTTACATTACTACCTTTTAAACTTGTACTAACAGTAATAGTTCCTGCTGATGTTGTATTAGGATATGCAGTGGTAGGTGTACCAGTGATATAATATGTTGTACCTGATGTTAATCCGCCAGCTGACAATCCAGTGCCGCTGACCCATGTAAACACAATAGTATCGCCTGCTTGCAAATATGTTGTTGTACTAACACTAATATAATTTGTACTTGCGGCAGTAGCTGTAGCTGTACCGGTAGTAGTATCATATGTTAAAATATTGCCCGGGCTAGGTGTAGTAATTTGAACATCTTCTAAACCTGCTAAGAATCCAGTAGCATCTACATAGGCTTTAGTTGCCGCATCAGTTGCACTACTTGGTGTACCTAGATTAATAATTCTATTAGTGTTACCCATGTTTAGGTTGCCCTTCATGGCTAACTGTCCACCTAAACTTAAATAACCGTAACCAATCAAGTTGCTGGCTGTTGTTGCTGAACCTGTTCTTGTTAATCCTAAACGATCATCAATGTATCCAATAACCGCAGTTTGTGTCGGTACAACAAAGTCAGAGTAGTCTGACATCGAAGCATCGTTTGAGAATTTAGTAACAGTAACACCTTGTTTAAATCCTAAACCTGTCAAGTTACTCAATGCAATCGAAGCTGAGAATGTAACAGTGCCAGTACCTTGGTCAACAGTAAAATACTTACCAACACGGAAGATACCATTTTCGTCTGTTGATGCATAGAATACTCGACCTACAGTTTCTTCAAACACTTGGTTAGCTGGTTTAGCAGGAATAGCAGGTGATCCAAAAATTGTATTTGGATAGTTACTGGTGTTATAACCGCCAGTACCGATTAACAAGAAATCATGTCCTGTAGCACGGCAAGTACTAATGTTAACAATAATTTGTCCTGTCGAATTAGCAGGATATCCTACTTTCAACGCAGAAGTTGTTCCAGTACTAAATGGTTTGCTTATACCTAATACTGAACTACTACTTGTAGTAATCTCTGGAGCCATGTACGCTGTACCAGTAAAGGTTCCAGGATTACCTGGGTAGGTTAACGTAATGCTTGTTTGTCCTGTCAGTGTAGCACTAGAACATGGCCATGTTCCGTTGTATAACGGATTAGTACTGTTGTAAACACGATAGTATGCTCCATTGGTTACATTTATCGAAGCTACTGTAAATGTAACGCTGTATGGATTACCAGCTGAACCTGATACACTGGCGGCACTAATTGCATTGCCTATATAAGTATTGCTACCTCCAAAATTGAAGTTACTAGACACCCAATTCAATGTGCCAGATGCAGTACCCACTGCAAACGCACTACCAAACTGTGAAGTACTGATAGTAAACTGTGTGGCACTGTATATACTTTGAATATAGTATGTAGTACCAACTGTAGCTGCCGCTGTACTTGTTGCAGGAACTCCAGCAACAATGTTACCAACTTGCGAACTAGCAGATGTTGGTAATGTAAACAAGATTTGATTACCAACAATTAAGTTAGCTGTGCTTGAAATAGTAACATAGTTTCCTGAAACACCTGTTACTTGTCCAGCTGTACCGCCACCGATGACTGTAGCATTATTAACTTCAGTAACTGCACTTGGATAACCTACTGTAATTTGTGTTGTGTTTACAAAAGGTTGACCAGATAGTGTTGCGCTATATGGAGTAACAGTTGACATAGTAACTGTAAATCTTGCATTACCTGTACTTGCTGTTACAGTAGGTGCAGTAGCATAACCATAACCACCTGTGACTAAAACAACACTATTAATAGTTTGTGTATTTGGATCTACAGTACAATATGCTTGTGCTGTAATACCGGTAAAACCATTAGGATTAGTAAAAATCAATGACGGTGCAGTTGAATATCCTGTGCCTGTACTTTGAACCAGTGTAACAGCTATTACAGTTAACGGGAATGTAGCAGTAATTTGTGCGTTTGGCGGTAACCAAACAGCAGGACTTACTGTAAATTGTGTTGTTGAACTTAGTCCAGCCGCGTTTGGTTGAACAAGACAGTTAGGAGGAATTATTGCACCAGCAGTACTAGATGATAAAATCATACCAACTTGTATACCAGTGGTACTTCCTACAGTAATAACTGATTGGTTAGTATTTCCAACAACTTGATATGTACCATTGTACCCTGTAGTTGCCTGTCCGCTGATAGTAATGTAACTATCAACTGGCGGTAATACTGGTGTAGTATTGGTATAAGTTTGAGTACTTGCTACATTGTATGTAACATATTCGTAGCTGGTAGTATTAACACTATATTGAGAGTTAGCAAAAGTTAAAGCGTATGCGGCACTGTTTGTACCTGCTACGTTATACACTGGATTTGGATCAAGGATAATATATGCTTGTTGTGCAGTACCAAATGTTAATGTTGTTGCTGACACGCTAACTGGCAATGTAGCACCAGCTAGTGTAATAGTATAATTTCCACTGCCATCAGGACCACTTACTGCTGAAACATAGATAGGACTACCAGTATAACCTGTTCCTTGAACATATACATATTGATTCAATGCTGGAACGCTTGCATTAATAGTACCAGTTGCTTGATTAACTGTTAGTGTAGGAGTACCTTGTGTACCACCGCTGACATAACTTGCAGTGGCTACACTTACAGCAGGCACATAATTTTTAATAATATGTACACGACCGTTCCAAGAAGTTATGTAAGTACCTGTTTGGATTTGTGATATAGCATTCGATTGCGCCAATGGAGTAACTGCTATCTTATTATCAGTAACTTGAGCACCTAGCGTTTTAATAGCAAAGTAAATAAAACCTGTAGGAGTTATAGTTGGATATGCAGATAGTGTCAACGTCCAAACACCAGTACCGCTATTATAACTAGCGGCTGAAACGTATGCACCTGTTTGATAAAAACCTAAACCGCCTACATACATTCCTGTAGTGATAGTGCCAGTTACACTATTAACAGTTAGAGTATAACTAGCAGTACTTCCGCTTACTACAGAACCGCTGGCATAACCTGTTAGATATGCTGTAGGATCAGGAGTAGTAATACTTTGTGGATCTGTAGCTAACTGAGTGTAATTAAACGATGAGTCAGCTTGAATAATTGCTGTAGTTTGTTGTACATTTGAAAAAGTTATTGCTTCACCGACTGTAGGCTGTGTTGGAGGAGTTCCAACACCAACACCGTTAGGACCAGCAAGTGTTACAGCATAAGTTGTAGAACTACCAATTTGTGAAACACTATAAACTGTCAATCCACCGCTAATCGATTTACTTGAAATGATCTGTCCTGCCGCAATAGTTCCGCTTACGAGTACTACTTGTATAACAGCACTACTGACTGCATTGCTAGTAGGACTTAAGAAAGTAGCTGTGGCAGCCTGAGTTAATTGTACAAGACTTTCACCTGTTGATTCAACTAGGTTATAAGTAATAACTCTATAAACACTAGACAAATTATTTGAATATTGGAAACTAGTACTTGGACGAGTTGGATGTACAGTAGCAACATTATTAACTTTTTGGTTTTGTAATACACGGATAGTTACAATTTGTCCGTCATACAATGGATATTGTAATCCGCTTGTACTTGTACCTCCAGTACCTGCTGTACTAAAACTTAATTGTAGTACGTCTTGTCCATTGATATTAATACCAGCATGTTGTACGTTGGCAACTGAATATCGACTGATACCACCACCTGCTAGAGTATGATCAATTTCTAATTCTGAATTGTTAAACGGTGTGTATTGATAACCAATAATCCAAACACTTAGCGCAGGTGTAGCCGCAGTTGGCACCATATAACTTGCTGTTGATCCTTGTTTATAAATCTTAGCAGTCTGAACTTGATTGTTAGTTATAGTTACAACGTTTGGTATTTGTGTTAAATCATATCCTGTTGAACGTAGACCATAATCACCATTTGAGTTTGAACCAGCAACTGATCGAATCTGTCCGCCGTTTAATGCCCAATACGCAGTATGATTGTAGTAGGTAAATGTTGAAACTTGCTCAGTTAAACCGTTGTTAGTTGCAAGTACACCGTAGCCTAAATCGTTAACTTGTGTATAGTCATTTGCCAACATAGAACGATTGCCGCCCATTTCAATTGGCACTGTCAACGAACCACCATTGTTGATATAATTTAGTATACCTGTAGCAACTGAACCAGTTATTGTAAAGGTACTGCTACCGTTACCTACAACTTGAGAAGGACTAATCGTCCAAGTACTACTGCCGCTAGATCCACTACCTGTACCAGCGGCAGTTATTATAGTTCCAGAAGCAACGCCGTTTCCGGCAATAGTCATACCGACTGTAATAGTTCCACTGTTTACACTAGAAACATTTAATGTTGTTCCATTAAGGTAACCGACAAAAGATGTAGAACTATATGTACCAATCATTGCAGTTTTATTACTTTCAATACGTGTAAAGTCTGCTGAACTTACATATGGGGAATATCTTCCAAGCGGGTAGTTATTAGTTAGATTGGTGCTGGCAAATGTAATTACAGTACCATCGATGTTACTGCCATTTGTTGTTGTCGAAGTCGCTGTAGCAACAGCACTTAGCGTAATTGGACCACCCAAGTTAGCAGTATACAAACTAGTTGCAGTGCCAAACACTGATGCATTAGAAGGTGTGCTAGCTATTGCATAGGTAACTTGTGTAGTTGTTGCTGATAAAACAGTAGCACCTGTCACATTATAGGCACTTGGAGTCATGTTAGCAACAGTCAATGTACCGCCTACTATGAACGGCACAGATGTTTGGGTGGCATAGGTAAGTGTTGCAATATTGCTATTAGCTGTACCTGCTGTAATAGTAATAGCTGGACCAGTTAATGCACTAATAGTTCCTGATACTCCTGTACCACTAACAGTTGCACCAACAGTAAGTCCTGGAACCCAAGATACATTGTTTAATACTGCACTGTTGTTTGTTACAGTTGCAATAGCTGAGTAGTTAAATGATCCGTCACTAACATAGTCAACTAAGTAACTCATCAATCCAGCAATTTTAGTTTGCTCAGCAGTTGGAAGTGATCCAGTTGTGTAAGTGTAGGTTGTACGATCCTGCACTAAATTATTACCTGCTGTTGGAGTAATAGCTTGGTTAATAATAATTGATTGTAAAATCTGATTAAGTCTTACATATGATGCTAGACATATAGCCTGTACACTAACTGTGTTAGTACCAATAGTGATTTGTAATGTGCTAGTACCAGCAGAATAATAACTTTGAGCGATATCATAAATCATGCTATTGCTGTTTGATGCTGAGTTATTATAAAGTATATCGTAAGTTAATGCATCGATAATGTAACCAAGGTCTCGTTGACTCTTGATAGCACTATAAGCCGCGTTAGAACTGATACTGAATGTATTTGAAATCCACGCTGTAATTTCTGCTTGTATAAATGCTTTATTAATCTGCAGAATATTCTTTACAGCTATTTGATTAGTTGCAGTATAAGTGCTAGTAGATGTTGCCCAAGAAATAGGAGGAACTGCACTTAGTCCGTTATTAAGAATATTGCTTACAATACCTAGATTAGTATTGATAGTAGCAGTACCAGACACATTGCCCAATGCGGCAATAGTTGTACCAGAATATGTAATACCTTGACTGGTTAATGAAAGGGCTAGTCCACTAGGTAAGTTTTGAGGTTGGATTAATGTTAAACCTGTTTTAATACTTTGATAGTTTGTACCTAATGCCAAGTCATAAGTTACTGCATCGATAACAGAACCTAGTGTAGTAGTTAAACCTGTATAACTATTTCCAAATGCTCCGATAGTGTTATAAGGAGTTGACGCATCTAAAATCAATGTTGTCTGTGGTAATGAGAATGTGTATGAACCTGCTGCCTGTGCATTTAATGCCGCAGTTAACAGAATAGTTGTTGTACCATTCCACAGCGGGCTAACATAAGTATAAGCCGGAACACCAGTTCCGCTGACTAACATACCGCTCACAATGCCTGTGTTTGAACTTAATACTACACTAGATGCTCCACTAGCACCACCTGATACATAACTAGCAGTTACTTGCGGAACTGCTTGAGTATAAGATAGAACTTCGTTAATTTGATAACGATTACCTTGAATAAAGAATGATGCTGGAACTTGAGGAGCACGAACATCTAGACCTGTATTTTGTGACCCGGTAAATGTTAAACTTAATCCTGCAACACCATTTAGTGCATTAACATTTGTAATGTTACCTAACAGTCTTCCAGTAAATCCGTCAATAAATTGTCCGCCTGCAAAACGTGGCTGATTAGTACTACCAGAGAAACAACCAGATTCTTGAGCATATGGCGACTTGGCTTTAATTTGTCCAGTTGGATCTAAAACCATCATGAAGCCGCCATGTCCCTGTCCTGAAATTAATCTGATACGTGTAGCATCATTTACTAAGAACATGTCAATTAGTTTGTTATTCAATGGGGTCGAATAAACGTTTTGTGGATCAGTTAGATAATGATAACCATATGGCAATGCTCCAAACAAGTGCCAGTAACCTGATGCTATTGCTGTAGGATTTGATTCAGCTGAGAAGAATGGATATCCTTGTAACACTGTGGCATAGAAAATATTTCCGCTGACATTGGTAATTTGAGCAAGACCTGTGTTAGCAATCATATTAACAGGGCTACCACTAGATCCAACAGTTAGCGAATTATTCAATATCCACTGTGAATTTACACCTGATGCCACAGTTGAACTAGAACTAGCGTAAGTTGTTCCGGTAACATAAGTACCGGCTGGAATACCAGGCCCAGTAATAGATTGTCCTACAAAGTTGGGCGAACTATATGTAGCACTAAATCCATTGTTTGCTCCTGAAATAGTTCCAGAAGTAACACTAGAAATAGTTAAAGTATTGCCGCTGATATAACCAGTGAACAATGCAATAGCATCTGTTAGGATTAGACCAACCCAGCTTGCTGGTGCAGTACCTGATCCTAGTGTACCGGTTATATTACCACTAGTTGAACTTAGTGTTAGGGTAGTATTGGCCGCAACAGCATAGTCAATACCGCCTCGTCCTAGACTTGGGAAATTAATTTGTCCAGTTAATAAATTATCTATAACTACATCACGATAGAAGAATGTATTGATCCAAGGACTTTGACTAATACGATTAGCTGGACGAACTATAGTTCTACGGAAATCATCACCCTGGATAGTACAGTTAGGCGGTAATTTAATTGGGAAGTCTTCATAGTAGATTCCACTTTCAACATTAATAGCTATTTGTAAATTGTTAGTAGTTGCTCCAAAATCTAATGTTTCATTTTGAAGGAAGAATCCAGGTTGTGTTAATTGTAGTACGATAGTATCGTAACTATTAGTTGTACCCTGTGAGTAACTAACAATAACACCTTGAGCTCCGCTAGTATTACCGATTAGAATTTGTCCAGGTAAAATGTGTACATCACCCGGTGTTCCTTGATCAACATAACCGCGTCCACCGTTAGCAAATTGTATAGTCCATAGTCCTGAACCAAAACTTGGAGTAGGAGCAAAGTTAATACCATTTTGTATAATACTCAACATTGTAGTGTAGTTGGTATTGAATGTACTAACTGCACCGCTTGCTGGCCCTAGTACAGAACTAAATGACGATGGATACTGTAAAACTTGACTTTGATATCTTAATGCCGATACTTGATTTAAAACTTGTGTAGCAATAATTTGTGCTTGTTTTAAACCATCAAATGTTTCTGTATACTGTGTTCCAATAGCAATAGTAGAACCTGAAGCATTTTTAAAATAGCTCTTACCTGCATTGATTGATTGATATGTACCACCAGTCAACAAGTCAATAACCATTGCATCAACAATGTATCCTACATCTCTAAAACAAGTAGATTGATTATAGTTAAAGCCACCTGTATATTTGCCGGCCATATAGGCTAATATGTTGTTGGCAATAGTAGCCGATTGTCCGATGACAATTTGTGTGTCAAGGTATAACTGCGCTTGATTAGTAGAATAGCTAGATAGAATTGGATATACTGGACTAACTGTAGTTCCACTCATGATTGGTTCAATAGTGCTCGTGAACAATGTAGTGATAGCACCGGAAGCAAATGCGTGTGCACTATCGAAACTTGAACTGCGTGTTTGAGCAATAGTAGCTCCGGACTGTGGAGTAACAGTCGAGTTCTCAGATACCTTGGTTATACTATCGAGCAAATGGCCAATAACAGTAAGAGTTCCGCCATACCAAATTAAATTTTCAGAACTACCTGATGTAAAGTTTAGCATGATCTGATTAGTAGCATAAACTGTAGCAGAGTTATTTCCAGAATTGCCAGCAGTTGTAGTTGCTAAATCGTATGCGATAGCTTCAGCTAGATAGATAATGTTTTGTTTGAATACTGTTGCACCGTTGGCGCCGCCGCCAAACCCTGGGTGATTATTTTGTGCAAACCAATAAGCATCGTCGGCAAGGAATTGTAAGTTTGCTAAAATACCTGCTACTGCCGCTCCATAATTTATTGGATTAGCACTTGGCATGTATGGCGTTGGACGAGTATATACTGTTGCGGTGCTAGTTCCAGTTGTGTTCACTACTGAAACAGCCACTGTACCACTTAGGTTCGGATCAGTTGTACTAACTTGGAAAGTGTTGTTTGACGAATTTATAGAGTATATGTAATAAACTGAATTAGCAGTTCCGGCAATGTTAACACTTCCACCCCATGTGCTTGCAAAAGTAATTTGCTGTCCTACAAATAAATTGTAAGTGTTATTAGTTGTAAATCCGTTTACAGAACTAGCATTAGTAATTGATATAGTTGCAGTACCGGACAATGAACTTGTAGGAGCACCATAGGTTAATATCTGATTGATATTGTTAAACAAGGCACTAACTTTGCCGTTAAATCCAGAACTCTTAATAATTTGATAATGAGTTTGAATGTTGTTGTCAACAGTTGTTGCCCAACCAGATGCATTAAAGTTAACAATATAACCGTAAATTGTACCAGTAGATGGTGTGGTTGGCGATTGTGGACTATAAGATGCTAGTGCAACACTTTCGCTACTGCTACTAAGAATTGTCTGTATTGTAGTGATGTTAGCAATAATACCATTGCTTAATGTATCTCCAGATACTACATGATTCAATGTTTGGTTAGTATACTGTGGTACAGTAGTTTGATATAAAACTGTTCCGTTAGTACCTAGTGCAGTATTAGTTATTACGTTCTGCGCTAGTGTTTTTAAATAAATTACGGCAGCGACTGTGGCTGATTTTTCTTGATCCTGGAATGTATTAACATTATAGCTAGCACCCCAGTACTGTAATCCTGCATAAGCACTTTGACTATTTCCACCGTAGATTAAATCATAGACTAATGCCCATACAATATATTTTACATCTCGTTGGCAAGTAGTTTTATTGTAAGCAACTGTAGGATACTTACTAGTTAAGTAAGCTACAATTTCTGCCTGCATGAAAGAAATATTATTCAATAATAAAGTCTTAGCATCGGTTTGTTCTATGCTTGTTGAACTAGTTGACGGGAATGTTGGTGTTGCCGCAACACCTGTTTGTATAATGCTAATTAAATTATTAAAATACGGATCAAGCAATGCCTTTTGTCCATTGCTTGTACCAATAGCACCTAATATAATATTTTCAAGACTGGCTGTTGGTGAAACACCTTGATTCAATGCCCACACTATTTCTGTTGTTGTAAGACCTGTACCATAGTGGCTAAAATTTAGACCAGCCATAGTGGTTTGGAAATTTGAACCTAATAATAGATCATACTGTAATGCTGTAACAACTTGTTGGATATATTGTTGTAATAATCCACCGTTACCACTTGAATATGAATATGTGGCAATCTGATTTTGTATTTGATTAATAGCATCAGTTACTTGAGCTAATTGATTACTAACAATACTTTGATTTGTCAATGATGAGTTAAACAAACTAGTTGTATAAGTTATACTATTAAAGTTAGTTCCTAAGATAATATCGTAACCGATACCTTGGACTAGATTAGATAGTATGGTATAAAATCCAGTGTTAGAAAATTGCTGAACATACTTTTGATTAATGTATGCAATCGTTTCTGTTTGAATAAACGTTTTGTTACTTTCAAGAATTGACTGTGCTTGAGTATAAGTTGAGTTTCCATTGTTTCCTGTTAGACCTAGACTTGGACTAGAAGTAACAATAGACTGAGTTTGTACAGCATTTTGTGTATAGGTAATTGTTTGACGATATGGCCCTGGCTCTAATTGACTTAGAGAAATTAAACTATCTGCTTGCAAACATGCCGCACTGATAGTTTTATAAGCATACTGCCAGGCACGACCCTGACGACCAACTGGAGTTAATGTTTGATTATCATCGCCTGTTGTTGCTACATATAAATTAACTGAGCTGTAAAACGTATTGTTATCAACATAATATTTTGTAGCCGCTTGCAAATCTGCACTAGATTTAGGAGTGCCAAATCCTGATAACGGTGCTGGATGATCGCTAAGTGTAAGGGCACCAGTCATTGTATCGCCGCCGCGATATACAGTATCCTTACGTTGCATTACTTCGGTAGCTAGATAATTGCTAGTAAGAGATGGGTTATAATCAGGTTCTGGAGTAACACCATCAGCTAACAATATTTGTGGACTTAATGGTTGTGGACGTGATTTGATAGCCGCGGTAACAGTATATGTTCCTGCGTTAGGAGCAGTTGTAATATTAGTTGACTCACCGGTTACTGAGTTAATATTTGAAAAATTACTACCTGTACCGGCTACAAAATGCTGAGAAGCATACTTGACTGTAACAGGTAAACGTCCTAGTGAAGTAGGAGAACCGGCATATATCGAGTTAAATGCAGTTACTAATGATGGACTAGGATCAACAATATTACCGATGGTATAAGTATTCTGTCCGTTAATATTTTGAATTAGTGTAGGACTAGCATCATTAATTAGTTTTGAAGCTGTAGTTTTAAAATCAATAGCATTGTTGCTAAATGTGATAGTTATATTACCATCGCTGTTGGTTAAAGTTCTTGGATATAGGCTTGTTCCTGTAGCATTAGTAGTAATAAGTTGATTACTAGAATAAGGAAGAGGAGCATTATTAGAACCAATTGGCCAATCACCTAGCCCGGTAATTGAAAGTTTTCCACCTAATCCAAATACAGCATAAAGTTCACTGAAGTTGTTATTAACTTTATTAAACGAATCGCGAATACTGTCACCAGTACCGTCGTTACCCTGTATACCTGTATTGATAATTTGTTGTGTCATTTATTAAACTCCGAAACTGCTACCGCAGCCGCATGTTGTTGTTGCATTAGGATTCTTTATTACAAAACTACTGCCCATTAATTCTTCTTTATAATCTATTTCAGCACCTGTAAGATATTGCATACTCATACTATCTACAAGTATTTTGTAATTATCTAGGGGGATTTCAAAGTCATCTTCGTTGATTTCTTCGTCGAGTGTAAAGCCATAACTGAATCCACTGCATCCTCCACCTTGTACAAAGGTACGTAATGCTACTTTAGGATTGTTTTCTTCAAGTAAAATATCCTTGATTTTTGTCTTTGCAGACTCGGAAATAGTGATCATAATTGCCTCTTTGTAATATTTATCAAAGCCTTTTATAACCTTAATGTAAATACAGTTATGTATATCAGAACAGAACTTAGACAAAACCACTATGTGCGTAGCAGTAACCGCGGCAAAACACACACCTATGTGCGTGAAAAACAAGTATTGGTATTTAGATGTGACTGTTGTACAGAAGTGTTTACTCGAGATAAAGGATCGATGGATCCAAAAAGATTAAACAATAACGTATATCACGTGTGTAGTAATTGTGATGCTAAGAAATTTGCCCAGGCCAAAGGTGTAGAAAGTCGTAAAGTTTGGAGTATGCCTGCCAGTAGTCTTAAGACGTTAGACCAACTTTAGTTTCGTGTATCAGGTGGGCTATGTATATAAGTAACATTTAAGTTATGAGTATCGGCTCCATTAGTAACACCAATATAATGCGTTG